CCACAAGAATGCCATGTCCCTCAAAAATGATTGATCTCCACCTCAGCGCATTCGCGCCAAGGTGGAGATTTTTATACGCTGTTAGAATTGACGCTTACGATGAAGAGACAAAAACCGCACTTGCGGAAATGGCTAAAGAAAAAGATATACCCTTATCACAGTTTATTAGAGAAGCTATTAAGTGGTATGTTGCTCAGTTTAATAATAAGGAGAAATAACAATGGAACTTATTACCTATGCTAATTAGAGAAGAATTAATATTAATAGAGAAATTCCAAAAGGAACAAAGGATAATAAGCGCTCTTATATGATTGCTTATAATGATAATATCAATGATGCTATGAAGAATATTAGCAAAGTATCAACTTTGAAAGCGTATTTATATTTAATTCAAAACACAAACAATTATTATTTTGCTTTAAGCACACAGGATATTTCTAACACTACTGGAATATCACTCAAATCCGCAAAAGACGCTATAAATGAATTGATTGATTTAGGATACTTAGTTTTAAGAGAAAAGCATACGTATGACTTCTATGAGCGTCCAAGAGCAGAAGAATTAGTAGCGGTAGAAGAAAAGAAAAAGAAATTTAAAACTAAAGCAGGAAAAGAAATAGAATTAACATTTGCGGAATTGGCAGAAAGAGTTGGAGAAGAAAAGGCTAAGTCCGCTTGGGTTAACGCAGTATAAGGAGGAAAATAATAATGAGTAAAGAAAAAATAACAGTTGATTATCCATTTGAATATGTTGAGAATGTGGTAGGTAAATTAGTAAGAGCAAGTCATAGAGCATTAATGAATGAAGAGATTAAATACAAAAAGAAACACGGGGAACTTTATGATACTTTTGGTTAGTGGAAGAAATAGAATCCTAATAATCCAATAGCAAAGATGAATTATCCTGATAATGAGTATCTAGAGGTTATAAGCGCTTATAGGGCTTATTTTAATAGTAGACTAAGCTTTGATGATGAATTAGATTTATGAGCGGATTGACAATTTTACACTTTTGAAAGAAACAAATTTACACTTATAAAGTGTAAAATAAGTAAATGGTAGTATAAATTATTTACTTATCGTAGTAAAAAACTTATACGAGAAATATTATACGAATACTTATAGTAGTAGTCTAGGGTAAAGCGCTCCACTGAGTTGCGCGCTTACCCTGACTACCAAAATAGAAAACAATACAAGGAACTTCCCCGCTGGGTGTTTCCGCACAGGTATTAATAGGAGTTCCGCCCGCAAAAAATTTTTACACTTTTAAATAAGAAAGGAGTAGCCCCAATGAAAGACAATATATATTACAAAACAATGATATAGCAATATGAGGAAATCAAAAAACAAAAACCGCACTTAGATAAATCAGGTATTTATTGTATTAAGATAGATGGTGTTATCATTTATATTGGTAAAGCAAGTAATTTATTAAAAAGAATCTTAGCGCATTAGGTTAACACAAAACTAAACTTACCAGAACATAAATATGATGTATTTAGGGGTATAATCCAACAGGGTTATACCCTTTGTTTTGAGGTGTTAGAGTATGTCCCCAATAAAAAGAACTTGCTAATTGTTGAGGGTAAATGGATTAGAAAGTATGTGCCTATAATGAATTACCAAATACCAAAAGAGGACGGAATACATTATACAGTGAATCCAATAGCCAAGAAAGCAAGTGCGGAAATGGTGATAGAGCACGTAAAACAGTATAACAAGGGCAATGAGGATGTATGACAATGTATGACAACCGCAGGGCAAAACGCAAAAACCGCACTCAATTAAAAATTATATACAATAGAAAGAACTACATAATTCTTTTGCTATTGGACTTTCTCTATTTCTTTTGCTATTGGATATTGAATTGTAGTAAGCCAGAATTAATTAAAAATTGTTTTTGCTTACACTTTATCAAAGTTATAAAAAATCGTGGCAAATTTAATTGATTTTAGACTTTGATAAAAAAATATTTTATAATTAAAGGAGTATTAAAAATGGATACAATTAATAACACAATTAATGAGTGTGTGGCAGAATTAGAACTACTGACCGCACTTTTCAAAAAATATGAAATTTATAAGTGAGGTAATATTATGATTGGAATGTTTATTACAGGGGCAATTATTTTTGCTATTGGATGCTTGTTTGGTGGAGCGCTTGTTAAGATGGGGTATGATTATAATGAGAAATAATAAGAGCTACTTTTGCTCTTGGAGGTGTTGATTATGGCACTGAATACACAACAAGAAATGTTCTGCCGTGAATTTATTGCTTGTAAATATAATGCGGGCAAGGCTTATGAAAAAGTATATGCTACTAAGAAGAACGATTCAGCAAGAGCAGGCGGAGCACGCCTAATGAAAATGCCAGAAGTTAAAGAAAGAATAAGTCAGTTGGAAAAAGAAATATTTGAAGCAAACCATATTACACCTGAACATATTGCTAATGAGTTATCAGAAATGGCTTTTAGTGAGGACACACCGCAGAATATTAGATTGAAAGCTTTAGACCTCTTACAGAAACAGACGGGCTTACAAACACAAAAGGTTCAGGCAGAGCTTAACAACAATATACATATAAACATAACAGGAGATTGATTTTATGTAGGAACTTAAAAGATTGATTACAGTTAAAAGCATTGTTACCCTATTGCTTACTATTGTATTTTGCGTTTTATTGATTTGGGGCAAGCAGATACCATAGGAATTTACTACCATTTACACAACTATTACTGCTTTCTATTTTGGCACTCAAGCTGAAAAATTGAATCAAAAGATAGATAAGAAAGAGTAACCACAATGTCAATAACCTTAAATATAGACAAGTCCGCATTTTCCAAGACATTATTTCCTTTGCTTTTGGACTACTCTCATAGGTGGGAAGTCTATAAAGGTTCAGCAGGTTCAGGCAAGTCCTATTTTATCACTTAGAAATTGATAGTTAGGGCTTGTTCTGAGAAAATCAAAATCTTAGTTTGCCGTAAATATGGCTCAACAATAAGAAATACCTGTTTCTCCTTATTTAAAGAGATTCTAACTAAATGGTAGATTCTACCCTATGTAAAAATTAGAGAAACGGACTTCAATATTAAGTTTCCAAATGGTTCTGAGATTATCTTTATGGGGTTGGATGAAGAGACTAAATTGCTATCTCTCAATGATATAGGCACTATCTTTATTGAGGAAGTATTTGAGGTAAGTAAGGATATTGTGGAGCAGTTGAACTTGCGTATGCGTTCCACCGTGCCAAATCAGCAAATACTAATGGCTTTTAACCCCATAAGCAAAGCGCATTGGCTCTATGACTTTTGTGTTGTAAATCCGCCCAAAAGTTTTTATTTTAGTGAGACAACATACAAGGATAATCCTTTTCTTTCTTAGGAGTATGTAAATTCATTAGAAGAGCTTATAACAAGAAACCCAAATAAAGCCAGAGTTTATTGTTTTGGTGAATGGGGTGTGCCTGATGAGGGGTTAGTGTTCCATAATTGGCAGGAAACTATTTTAGATATGGAAAATCTTCTCTCTCTTGGATTAGAAAGAAGAGCAGGTGCGGACTTGGGCTTTATTGACCCAACAACAATAATAGATACATTGTATGACAAGCCCAATAAGACAATCTATGTTCTCAATGAGTATTACAAGAGGGGTTAGCAGTTAGATACTGTAAGTCAAGCAATCCGCACAATGGAGTTAGCAAAGACTAAGATTTATATGGATTCCGCTGAACCTAGAAGTATTGACTATTTTAAAAAATAGGGCTTCTATGTTGTTCCTTGTATCAAGGGTAAGGATTCGGTTAAAGCTGGTTTATCCTTTTTACAAAACCATACCATTATAGTTAGCTCCAAATGCCAAAACCTGATAACTGAACTATCTAATTTCTCATATCAAAAGGATAAGCAAGGATAGTATTTGGATGATAGTTATACACACGAATTTTCACACGGTATTGATGGGTTAAGATATGCTTACTCAGATATATATACTAAATCAGGACTTAAAACCTTGGATAAAGCGGTTTTAGGTCTATAAACAAAAAAGGAGGTAATAGTTTGTTTATCATAGATAAAAAAGCACCATTGACAACTGAATACATAAGTAAGTGTATTTAGCAATTTGAGATTAAAGACAAACCAAGATTAAACAAATATTACAAGTATTACAAAGGCAATCAGGATATCATTTATAAGTCTTCTACTGATGTTGGAAAGCCCTGTAACCGCATTGTAACTAACTATTGCTACAACATAGTTCAGAATTACTTAGGCTATTTAACAGGTATTGATATTGCTTATCAGTCAGAGAAAGACTTTGTAGAGATTCAAAATGTTCTTAATTATAATGACGTGCGGACAGAGGATAATGATTATCTTAGACAAGCATTGATTTATGGTTGTTCTTATGAGATTAACTATATTGATGAATTAGGGCAACAAAGGTTCAAGGTATTAGACCCAAGAGAAGTAATTCCTATCTATGCTAATGACTTGGATAGTGAGTTGCTTTATGTGATTAGATATTATGTTGCTGATAATATTAATGAAGCACAAGAAAAGTATTATATTGAAGTTTATAGCAAAGACCGCACTCTAATTTATGAAAGTTCAGTTGGCTTTGCTGTTCTTTCACTCTTGGAAGAAAGACCTAACTATTTCAAACAAGTTCCTATTACTGTGTTTCCCTTGAACCAAGAGAGAGAAAGCATTTTTGATAAGGTTATGACCCTACAGGACGCATACAACAAACTCTTATCAAGTGAGGTAGATGATTTTGAATCTTTCTGCGATGCTTACTTAATCTTAAAGGGCGTTCAAGCTGATGCGGATGATTTACAAGCAATGAAGCAAAACAGAGTGCTTATTATGGACGCAGACGCAGAAGCCAGCTATTTAACTAAGAGCGTATCAGACACACAGATTGAAAATATGCTCAAAAACATTAATGATACCATACATAAAATTGCTAATTCACCTGATTTTAATGATGATAAGTTTATGTCAGCAAGCGGAATTAGTATGCGCTATAAGTTGACTGGCTTTGAAAATGTTTCTTCTAACATAGTTGCCAATATGACTAAAGCTCTACAAAAGCGCATTGAGTTAATCTGTGAGGTTATCAATATCAAGGGCGGAGATTCTATGTGGAGAGATATAGACATTGTGTTTACAAGAAACTTACCTGTTAATACTTTGGAAATTGCTCAAATGGTAAATCAGTTAAGAGGTTTAGTTAGTGATGCTACCTTGTTAGCACAGCTTCCTTTTGTGGGTGATGTTCAAAAGGAATTAGAGCAGTTGGAAGAGCAGAAGCAAGCAAATATTGATATGTATTCTTTCCAAAATAACCAAGAGGAAACAGTAAATGAACAGCAGTAAGTATTGGCTGAAAAGAGAAGCCAGACAAAAAGAACTGCTTTATGATAAGACCCTTTTAGAGTATCAGCAAGAGCTAAGTAAGCAATATCTTTACTCTATGGAGCAGGTCAAAAAGGATATTATAGCTCTGTATGATGAGATTATAGCAAGTAGTTATGACGGCACTCTTTTAGCAAGCGATTTATACAAATACAATAGATATTTCTCTTTGGTTAAGTCTTTGAATAAGCAGTTGAAAGCATTAGGCCAAAAGGAAATAAAGATAACAGATAAAAAGTTGTTGGATATGTATTAGAAAACAAGCGTGGCTGTAGGTCAATCATTGGGGTTCTCAGGTGAGTTTAACCAAAAGCAAGCAAAAGAAGTTATCAATGCGGTTTGGTGTGCGGATGGTAAGAATTGGAGCACAAGAATATGGTAGAACAAAGCAAAATTATAGGTTGGCTTGGAAAAAGGTTTGATTGATTGTATCAGCCGAGGGGTAAGCAAAGATTAGTTGGTTATGTAGCTAATGAATGATTTTAATGTTGGATATAGACAGGCTGACCGCTTGGCAAGAACTGAGCTAAGTTATGTTCAGAATCAGGCCACATTAGATAAATACAAGCAAGCTGGAATCAAAAAGTATCAGGTTTTATCTGCCAATGATGATAGAACCTGTGATAGATGTAAATAGATGAATGGTAAGATTTTCTTGATTGAGGATGCGGTTGTAGGCGAGACTATTCCACCATTTCACGCTAATGACCGCTGTGCTATTTTGGCAATTATAGAATAAGGAGGTTGAAAGCCTTGTTTAAAATCAATGAGAAAACAAATAAGATATACTTAACCAAGGGCGATAATGCTTCACTCAAAGTTAAGGTATATGACAATACAGGCAAAGAGAGATAGTTATTTGATGATGATACAATCACGCTAACAGTAAGAAAGACCGCAGACAGTCAGATTGCTTTTGCCAAAACCGCAAACAAAGGTGTGATTGACTTCTTACCTGATGATACTAAATCTCTTGCTATTGGAACATATTGCTATGATATTCAACTTACCACTTTTGGAGGTAAGATTTATACCGTTGTTCCCTTTGCCACTTTTGAAATTGGATAGGAGGTAACACAATGATTGAAATAAAAGGTGTTCTCTCTGTTGAAGAATCTTTGAATGGTAATTTAAACTTAGGTGTTGATTACTATAAAGGTGATAAAGGCGGTAAAGGTGATAAGGGAGATAAAGGAGATAAGGGTGATACCCCTGTTAAGGGTGTTGATTACTACACTCCAAAAGATAAAGAAGAATTGAAAGCAGAAATTTCAAGTGAGGTTGTGGGCTTGGATAGTCTCACTAACTCAGATATATTAGCCATTTGGCAAACATATTAAGGAGGACATTTAAATATGGCAAGTTATGATAACAAAGTATTAAAGGGCGACCAATTAGTAGTTTATACCCAAAAGGTCAAAGAGGGTTTAGCAAGTAAGCAAGATAAGATTAGTGCTGATAATAAATTAGACTATTCTCTCATTGCTAATACTCCAACTATTCCTACTAACAACAATCAACTTGAAAATGGCAAGGGATACCAAACCGCCAATGACGTAGAAACCGCCATTTCAGGCAAAGGATATCAAACAAGCGCTCAGGTAGAAACCGCAATTACTGATAAGGGCTATACTACAATGACCGCAGTTGAGGGAAAGGGCTATTAGACCTCTAAGCAGGTTCAGGACGCTATTGCTACTGCTATTGGTGGTGTTGGCGGATTTAAGTTTGAGATTGTTGAGAACCTTCCTGCTACTGGTTCTTCTAATGTGATTTATCTTAAATTGAAAGAGAAAGGCACTGAGGGTAATATTTACACTGAGTATGCTTATATCAATAGCAAGTGGGAAGTAATTGGAGATACTTCTGTTAGCCTTGACTTCTTAACCAATGCGGAAATTAATCAAATTTGGACTGACGCAGTTTAAGAGGTGTGCTTATGGCAACTACTGATAATAAAATTATTAATGGTAGCGGTTTAAGTAAGTTGTCTTCCCAAATTAAATCTTATGTAAATGATAAAACTGAAATATCAGTAGGGGCTGTTGCTCCTACTGATAATAAGATTAAATTATGGGTAGATACTTCTGCTACAGGTGGGGTTGCTTGGAATGATATAACTGATAAGCCTGATTTGAGTGGTTATGCTACTATGACAGAAGTTGAAAATAAAGGCTATCAAACCGCAGACCAAGTAAATACACTAATCAATCAGGCATTGGGGGTTATTGAGAATGGCACTTACTGATAAACTCTCTGCTATTGGTTCAGCTATTAGAGAAAAGACAGGCGGAACAGAGTTATTAACCCTTGATGCTATGCCCGTTGCTATTTAGGGTATTCAAGCAGGTGGCGGGGAGTTGAAGTATATACAGATGGTAAAAAGCTTTCCAATGCCAAAAAATAAGAGTGGCACTTAGACAATAACTAATACAAACCTTCCAACAAATTATACTTTTGTTATGGTAATGAATGGTGCTATTACAAGATACAATGTTTCAACAGGGATAGTAGAGAGAATATAGGGTGGTGGAGATATTAATGGTGTAAGTTATTACATTGGCTATGATAAAACCACACAGACAATTTCTATAGGGTGGAGTAACGCTTCTACTGTCTCTGTAAGTTCAAGAGAATATTATATTTATGCCTTTTGGGTAGAGTAAGGAGGATGTTATATGTATTATTTTAAACAAATAAATGAGGATAACACCATAGCTTATTTTGCTTTCTCCTTTGAGCCAAAAGTGAGCGGTAATATGTATCCTATGACAAAAGAAGAATACATACTTGCTATTAAGGAGGATGAAGCAAATGCCAGTGCTGAAATATAAAGATGGTAATGAATGGAAAGTGGCAAGTAAGAATGTTGCCTATGAAATAAGTGATATTCCCGCTCCTACTCAAGAGGAATTGACTTTTGGAAATATCACTGGTTATACTAATTTTGATTTTTCTTATTTTAATTATAATGGTATTTGGGATTGGTTTATAACAAAATATAAAGATAAAATACAATTAAAAAGAGTCCGCTATTGTAATTATATGTTTCATAATTCAAAATTAACTTCTATCCCCTTTAAAATAAATTTAAATTCAGTCGGAAATAACTACTCTTTAGGTATGAATAATATAGTTGAAAATTCAAAAATTTAGACTTTAGACAATGTTTTTGTATTACCGCCAGCAGGTTCATTTAAACAAGTTGGATTAGATAATTGCTTTTATAGTGCTAAATGTTTAAGAAAAATCCCTACAGAAGTATTAGAATTAACTAAATTAGAAAATAGTAGTAAGCGTAATTTAATATACTTTAATGGATTCCGTTATTGTTATGTTTTAGATGAAATCATTGGGTTAGGTGCTCCAATAATGAGCGGTAAAATGACTTATAATGCGTTTGTTTCTACTTTTGACCTGTGTTAGCGTTTAAAGCGCTTAACTTTTGACCCTAATTAGGTAGTAGAGTGGAAAGGCCAAATAATAGATTTAACTGAAACCGTTGGTTATGGTTCTTAGGCCGACAAGTATGGTTTTTCATCAACAAAGCAAATTAAAGACGATGCTACATATTAGACTTTAAAAGATGACCCTGATAGTTGGACTTCGGATATAAATTATTCCCGTTATAATCGCATTTCAGCTGTAGAGACTATTAACTCACTACCTGACACAAGTGCCTATTTAGCTACAGCAGGAGGAACTAATACAATTAAATTTGAAGGCGCTCAAGGAGCTAAAACAGACGGTGGGGCTATTAACACTATGACTGAGGAAGAAATAGCAGTAGCAACCGCAAAAGGATGGACTGTATCATTTGTATAAGGAGAATGTTATATGAAAGCAAAAAGTTTTGATTTAATCAGATATGATAGTGATGAAGGAAAAGTTTTTGATTGGAGAGAACCAAGAAGCCACACCAATGAAAAAGGGGAAGAAGAGCAAGAACACCTCTATGTTAGAACCTTATTCATTGGCGCAAATGATAGTATTGACAACTACATTGAAGTTCCAATAGCAGACTAATCCTATTGGACTTAGTAAAAAAAATTTTGTAAAATGTTAATAGATTTGGGGCAGAGTTAATAAAACGCTCTACCCCTTTTCTTATATTTAATTGAGGGTTAGAAATAAAACTCATATTTTAATTAAAGGGTATGCCATAAGGCATAAACTTAGGAGGTTAATATTATGGAAGAAAATAAGCAGGTAACAGGGGCAGAAAATAATAACACTGAACCTAAGACCTACACACAAGAAGAAGTTGACGCTCTTTTACAAAAGGAAACTGATAGACGTGTAAGTTCCGCATTAAAGAAAGCTGAGATTAAAAATCAGGAAAAGGTAAAAGAAGCGCAAAGACTGGCTCAAATGAACGAGCAGGAAAAATATCAATATGAGTTAGAGCAAAGAGAAAAGGCTATTGTAGAAAAGGAAAAAGCCCTTGCTCTGGCTGAAAATAAGAATGAAGCAGGAAAGATTCTTGCTGAAAAGGGATTATCATTAAGTTTAGTTGATTTTGTCGTTGCTGAGGATGCTGAAACTATGAATAAGAACATCTCTCTACTGGATAAGGCATTTAAACAAAGTGTTAAATTAGAAGTTGAAAAGCGTTTAAGTAGCAACACACCAAAGAAGAACTTACCCCTTGATTAGACCATTACAAAGGAACAGGCTAAGAAGATGGGTATTATGGAAAGACAAAAGTTGCTTAATGAAAATCCTGAATTATATAATACATTGTTTAATTAAAGGAGATTTTTATTATGGCAAACACTGTTTATGATAACAAGGTTATTGAGAGCGTAGCAAAAGACTTGCTTACCACCTCTCTTAATACCCGTTCTTTTATGACTATTGATAATGAGTTAGCAGAAAGTGCGGGTATGCTTAAAACTGTTAATACTTACACCTATAAGGGTGAAGCTGAGGAACTTGCTAATGGCGTTGGTAATACCGCTTCTAAGCGTGGTTCTATCTCTTATACTGGTAAAGATTACCGTGTAAAGCTCTGCCAACAGGCTTATGATTATACTGATGAAGAAGCAATGAAAGACCCCTTTATTGTTGATGGTATGATGAGAGGCGCAGTTCAGGTAATGACTAACAAGATGACCGCTGACTTTATTAGCGCTGTTAAGAGCACTGATGTTACTTTGGGTGTTACTTTTGCTAAGGGTGGCGCTCTTAACTATGATACCATTGTTGATGCTATTAGCACTCTCAACCTTGAAGACGAAAGCCAGTTATTTATTCTCATTCCTAACACTTGGAAAGCATCTCTCCGCAAGGATGAAGACTATAAGAGTGCTATGATGGGACAGGTTATTTACAACGGATAGGTTGGCACTATTTGCGGTATTCCCGTTATTGCTACTAAGGCTCTTACTGATTCTGCCTTTGTTATGACCAAAGAAGCCGTCAAACTCTTCATCAAGAAAGACGTTGGAATTGAGCCTGCCCGCGATCCTAATACCAGAAAGAATAGCGTTTATATGCGTGCTACTTACCTTGTAGCCCTTGCTGATGCTACTAAGATTTGCTCCATTAAAGAAGCACAGGCTTAATTAACTAATAGGAGGTAAGTAAATGTTAGATAAATTAAAGTTGATATTAGGTATTAAAGATGATACTAAGGACGATTTACTAACATTACTTATTGAATAGGCTATTGAAGAAGCATTAAATTACACACACCAAGATAGTATTGATAATTTGAGTTCCACCATTATTTCAATGGTAGTATATAAATATAACAGATTAGGGACAGAGGGGTTAGATTCAGAGGGATACTCAGGAGTTAGCTTTGGGTATTCCACTGACTACCCTGAAAGTATTATGCGCGCCCTAAAATCGCAAAGAAAGTTAATTACCATATGATTAATAGAGAGTGGCAAACCGCAATCATTACTTCTTATACTTCTGGATTAGATGAGTATGGTTAGCCTGTTATGGGTGAATCCAAAAGAGAAGTAGAAATGGTGGTAAAGCTTTATCAGCAAAGCAATACAAGTGATGTTAGATATACGGATGTTTCCACTATTGGACTTACTAAGGATGCTTTGATTACTGATAAAGATTAGGTTCAAGTTGGCAATGATATTTATAAGGTGCTGTATGTTATTCCTACTTCAAGATTACACCAAATCTTAATGAAGAGGGTGTAATAATGGCTATTGAAAACTTAGACAAATTAATAAGTAAGTTAGAAAAGTTGGATAATGTAAATTAGGCAATGGAGCAGGCTTGTATTTTGGTAGAGAATGAAGCAAAGATAAAATGTCCTGTTGATAATGGGCTTTTAAGAAACTCCATTACCCATTACATAGAAGATAATCCAGATGAACTTATAGGAGTTGTAGGAACTAATGTAGAATATGCTCCTTATGTTGAGTTTGGCACAGGTATTTATTCCTCTCTTGGAAATGGTAGATAGGATAGATGGAAATACAAAGATGCTAAAGGTGAATGGCACTCTACCATAGGCCAACACCCTTAGCCTTACTTACAACCTGCCTTAGAGGAAAACCGCAGGAAAATAGAAAAGATGTTTAAAGAGCAAATTAAAAAAGGAGTGAAGTTAAAGTGATTGACTATAAACCAACTCTAAAAAGCAATTTGGAAACATTGGGCTTGCCCGTTTATTATGAGTTATTTGTTAATGGCTCAACTCCTACTCCTTGTATTACCTACATTGAAGCAGGTAATTATGCGGATTTGGAGGGAGACACTTTGCTTTATAGCCGATTATCTTACAACATTAAATTGTGGGGTAAGCGGTTAGGTGATTTAACCCCATACTTAGATAAGATTGATAAAGTGATGCGAAAATAGGGGTTCAAAAGAACTTCTTACAATGAGTTATCTTATGGAGCAGAACAATTAGAATTAATCTTAGGCTATCAAGCTATGGGTTATGAAAATTGATTTTTGAAAAGGAGAAATTCGATGGATAACGAAAAGTGGATGGAGATACCACACTACTTTGGGAACTACTATATTAGCAATATGGGAAGAGTGTGGAGTAAGTGTAGTTAGCGTATATTAAAACCACGCTATGACAAAGACGGTTATATTAAAGTTGCTTTATATTGTTGTGGAAAACCAAAATATGAATATGTTCATAGATTAGTAGCTTTGTGTTTTTGTGAGAAACCAGAAGGAGCAACAATAGTAAATCATAAGAATGAAATAAAAAATGATAATAGAGCCGAAAATTTAGAATGGTGCGATAAGAAATATAATAATAACTACGGAACACGTAATAAAAGAATATCTGAATCCCATAAGGCTTTATGGTAGAAATATAAAAATTTAAATAACAAAGGAGTCGATTAAATTGGCCGGTATTTTAACCAAGGGTATTAAATTATCTTACAAGAAATAGGGTTCTACTTATGAGGAAATTCTCAATTTACAAGAGTGCCCAGATTTAGGCGGAACTGCTGAAAAGGTTGACGTTACTGTTTTAGCAGACGGCAATAAAAAGTATATTAATGGTGTAAAGGATTTTGGCGATTTGGCTTTTAAGTTCCTCTATGACAATAGCGGTGCTACTTCCAATTATCGCATTGTCCGTGGATTAGAAGAAGCAGGAAGCGTTGTTGATTGGAAAGTTACTTTCCCTGATAACACTGAGTTTGCTTTCTCTGGTGAAGTAACTACTTCTATTGATGGCGCAAGCGTTAATAATGCTATTACCTTTACCGCAAATATCACACTCAATAGTGATATTACTGTAACCGATCCTACTATCTGATTGGAATGAGGGGTTATTTATATAATAGCCCCTCTTTTTTATTATAAACTTAAAGGAGATTTTGTTATGTTATATACTGTTATTAATATTGGTGGAACTGATTACAAAGCAAGACTTAATGCTAAGGCTTGTGTTGATTTAGAAAAGAAACTTGGAACTAACCCTCTAAACATCTTTGCTAAGATTGCTGAGGATGGTTCAATTCCTGATTTGAGTGTGCTTATTAGCATCTTTCAAGCATCCCTGTCCGCATACAACCACGGTATGACCATTGATAAGACTTATGAGTTATATGATAAGTTTGTTGATGATGGAAATACAATGATGGACTTAATTCCTATCCTTATGGACGTATTCAAAGTGAGCGGATTTTTTAAAGTTGAGGATGAAGAGGAAAAAAACTAACAAGTGAGAGTAATTAGAAAACCCCTGATACTCTCACAGAACTATTTCAACAACTACTCCCCATAGCATTAAAGTGTGGTGTTTCATTGTTTGACTATTGGAATATGACAATAGGTGAGATTGACTTACTTATAAAGACATTCCAAGAGAAAGAAGAAATAAGGGCAAAGGAAATATTAGCAAGCAACTATAATTTGGCTTCAATGATTGCCGGTTTTGTTAGTTGTTCTTTGGCTGGTAAATAGATACCTGATATCAATGAACTTTATCCTACTCAATTCCAAGAGGAAAAACCAATAGAAGATGATAAGAGTTGGATGATTTACAAGGAACAAATGATTGACTTTGCCATAGCCCATAATAAATAGAGGGGTGTGAAAAATTGACAGTTGAAGAATTAAAAGTTGTTATTACTGCGGAAACCGCTGGATTGAAAAAGCAGATTAACCAAACGCAATAGCAACTTCAAAAATTAGAGAAAACAACAGACAAATCTTGTAAGAAAATAAATAATTCTTTTAAGAATATGTTTAAGGGCGTAGGATTTGCTCTGATTATAAGATAGTTAGGCTTATTAAGTAAGCAAGCTATCAATATGGCTTCTGATTTAGAGGAAGTTCAAAACGTGGTAGATGTTTCATTTGGCTCTATGGCTGATGAGGTTGAAGCATTTGCTAATACCGCTGTTAGAAGTTATGGTATGAGCGCTTTGACTGCTAAAAGAATGGCATCTACTTTTATGGCTATGTCTAATGGTATGGATATAGCACAAGAAGCAGGAAAGAATATGTCTCTTCAATTAACTGCGTTGGCGGGTGATATGGCATCTTTCTACAATGTTGGATAGGATATAGCTCAAACCGCATTAAACTCAATATTTACGGGAGAGACAGAAAGCTTAAAGAAATTTGGTATTGTTCTTACTGAAACTAATTTAGAAGCATTTGCTTTATCACAAGGTATTAAAAAGAGTTATCAAGCAATGTCTCAAGCTGAAAAGGTTGCTTTAAGATACAATTATGTTCTCAATGCTACCAAAAACGCACAAGGGGACTTTGCCAGAACGTCAGGTAGTTGGGCTAACCAAATCCGCTTACTTAAAGAGCAATGGGCGCAATTCTTAGGCATTTTAGGTAGCGGTTTAATTAAAATACTTACTCCAATGGTAAAAGCCTTGAATCAAATGTTGGCTTCTCTTATCTCTATTGGAAATGCTATTACAAAGGTGTTTGGCGGTAAGACCACAAACAATATGTCTACCACAATCAAAGATTTAGCAGGTTCAGCAGGTGATTTAGATGCGGGCTTGGGGGATGCTAATGAGAGTGCTAAAAAGCTATCCAGAACAATAGCTGGTTTTGATGAACTAAATGTATTAAATCCAAAAGAGGAAGAAAAAAAGCCTGATTCTGGTAATACAGGCTCAGACATTGGAGCAGGAAACATTGCTGACTTTAAGATTGATGAGACACAAACAGAGGGCGTTAAAACCCGCTTAGAGTAGTTTGTAAAAGATTGTCAGGAAATACTTAATAAGTGGCAAAGCACAATCCCCAAGTTAGAGATTAACTTTGATACTGAGAAAGCGCTTAGTAATTTACAAAACATAGGAAAGAATCTACTTGAAATTATAGCGGGTTGGGGTTCATTCGTTATCACTATTGGAATTGATATTGCTAATGATTTAGATATTGGAAGATTGGGTAATGATGTTTTAGGTTTAGTTGAAGCCTTTACAGAGTTAGCAAGTAGTATTACTGGTGCGGTTGTTCCTGCTTTAGAGAATTTCTATAATATTGGTTTAAGTCCTTTGGTTTAGGCTATTGGAGACGTTGCTGATAGTATGCTTACTTGGGTTACTGGAATATTCAAAGGATGGTCAGATTGGTTTACTACCAACAAAGATAACATTGCTTAGTTTGGAACTACATTAGGTGAAATTGTTGAACCTATTAGCACAATTATAGGAGACTTATTAAGAATCACTTGGAATGTTTTAGCAACTGCTTTAACCATTATCAATGATGCTTTATAGGGTATAGCTACAAGCCTTATTACTATGAAGCCTGAAACGCTAAAGAGCATTATAACTGATTTGTTGTTAATAGCAGGTGGAACACTCACAGCAAAAGCATTTCTTAATATCCAAGATGGTTTAATGGGATTTGTCACTGGCACAGATTAGGCGGGTAATGCTTGGAAAGGTTTTAAACAAATTATCAAAGAGGGTAATTCAGAGGGCGACTTAGGCTACTTTATTACTGAACCCTTTAAACTGGCTTTTGAAAAGTTAGATATGATATTCTTTACCCCATTCAAAACCGCACTCAATACGCACTTATTCACTCCATTTAAATCTATCTTAGATGCTATGAGAGTTGAATGGACTGCTTCAATGACTGCTATTGGTAGTTCTGGCGGTGGACTTTAGATATTAGAATCAACCGTTAAATCTGTAGGCGCTGGCTTTAGCAGATTATGGGCTATTATTAGCGCTCACCCGTTTGCTTTGGTTGCGGTTGCTATTGCTACGGTTGTTGCTTTGTTTGTTCATCTTTGGAAGACCAATGAAGAGTTTAGAAATTCTATTTAGGATTTATGGAATAATACTCTTAAACCCACTATTGATAAGATTATTAACGTATTAAAAGAGTTATGGGAAGAGCATTTAAAACCATTAGTAGATAGAATTAAAGAGCTATGGGAAAACACTCTCAAACCGTCTCTTTCTGATTTGTGGGATACAGTAAAAGACGTTTGGGATAAGTTATCAGTTGTTCTTGGAGAAATAATTAAGGTTGTTGGTGTAGTTATTTCTACCGTTCTTGGTGTATTAGTTGGCGGTGTTGAAATGATTGCTTCTATCATAGGCGGAATTGCTGATGTTTTGACAGGCATAATTGACTTCTTAACAGGTATTTTTACTGGTGACTGGGAAAAGGCTTGGACGGGAATTAAAGAGATTGTCTTAGGTATTCTTGATTCTATTAGCGGTGTTTTTGAGGGCTTTATTGATGGATTAATTGAGGGCATTAATAATCTTGGAAATGCTATCAATGATTTGTTTGGTAAGGACAAAAAGAAAAAGAACACTTACACCTTTAACACCAATAGTAAGATTAACTTAAAGAATCAAGCAAAAAATATTAATATTCCACAAATGAGAGCCTTTGCTAATGGCGGTGTTCTTAATAGCCCAACAGTAGGTTTAATGGGTGAATACACAGGTGCTTCTAATAACCCTGAAATAGTAACTCCACAGTCTCTTATGAGGGAGACAATGGAAGACGCTAATGCCAGTCTTATTAACGCTATCTTTGCTATTGGAAACCAAATCTCCAAGAGTGTAGATGACAAAAATATGGATGTTTATATGGATACAGCAAAGGTTACAAGACGCATTACTAAGGAGCAGACCGCACAAAAGAAACAAATGGGAACGTCCCTTGTTATGGTTTAAGGAGGTAAGAAATGGTTTTTAAAATTAATGGCACTGATATTACCCCTTATATTGCCAATGGAGGATTACAATACACAAGAAACGATTTAGACGGGCCAAATGCGGGCCGTGCTTTAGATGGAACAATGTATAGAGACAGAGTAGCAACAAAGGATAAATGGACGGTTAATTGCCGTCCTTTAACCTCATAGGAAACCGCAACTTTGCTTTCTTTGATTGAACCTGAATATGTAAGTCTTACTGTTACTAATCCAAAGACCAACACCACAAGAACTTATTAGGCTTACAGTAATAATGTTCCTGCTGAATTTCTGATGATAAAGAACGGTGTTGAATATTGGACGGGTATTAGTTTTCCTTTGATTGAGAGGTAATTGAATGAACAAAGTTATATATAAATACGATAGAAATACCACATTAACCTTTACTGATATGGTTGATAGTGGTGAGGGGAAAATCATAGAGGGTTCATTCTATAATGAAACAAGTTTGTTAGAAGATGAATTAAGTATAGACACAATGACTGTTAAAGTGAGATATGAGAGGGCAACACCCTCTCTTATCTCCTTTACTTATGGTTCAGAGGTTGAATACTATAAAGATGATAAATTATATGCCCGCTACTATCTTAAAGACGTAGAGAGAAACAGTAAATATGAATACACTTTCTCACTTCAATCTGCTATTGGCCTATTGGATGATACAAACCACTATGGCGGTATTTACTCAGGCCAAACCGCAAGTGATATTATTAAAGACATTATTGGTGGTAAGATAACTTATACTGAGCATAGTATCTTTTCTAAGATTAAGGTTTATGGTTGGTTGCCAGTAGCCACAAGAAGAGATAACTTAAAGCAACTTCTTTTTGCTGTTGGAGGTTGTGTTAAAAAGAAAGATGGTATTATCAACTTTACTACTCTTACGGTTGATACTCCTACTGGAATCCCTGCTAATAGAGTTTATGATTCAGGTAAGATAACCTACAATGCCCCAGCAAGCAGAATTGAAGTCATAGAGCATCAATTTAGCAAGGTTGATAATGCTTAGACTGAGGATATTTATGTTGGTGAAATTGTAGGAAGTAGCTTTACAAGTCCAAAAGGATATGTAATTGATAATGGAGCAATTATTACTTGGGATGAGCCACACCATAGTATTACTTTTTCAGGTTGCACTTTGCTTAACAATGAAGTAGGTGTGAATTATGCGGTTGTCTCTTCTTCCGCAAGTGCTACCATTAAAGGAAAGCCTTACATACATTCAAAATTGATTGTGAGCAGAGATAAAGAAAACTACCAAGGTAAAGAAAAGGTTGCTAAGGTAGAAGACGCTACTTTAATCACTTTAGCAAATTCTAATAGTGTTGCTGAAAAAGTTATGGCTTATTATGATACACCAAGCACTTTATCAGGTTCAATAGTTCTAAATGATGAAAAGCCCTTAGACAATCTAACTATGCCAAATCAATTTGAAGAGGAAAGCACAGGTATTATTAAGAGCATTGAGGGAACTTTTGGATAGCAGATAACCAAAGGTGAAGTTGAAGTAAGA